ATTTAACCGCGTTTGCAAGCTCTTTAACGTTGTATCTAATTGGCTGCATAAAAACGCTCATAAATTACCCGCGCGTTCGTTAAATCGCTCAGGGCTTCGATTAAATTATCTGCTTCGGTTCTTTGTTCGCTGGTTAAATAATCGAGCTGCATTAAATGAAACAATTGCGCTTTGTAATTTTCGATTATTAAATTGAGTGTTTTGTTTTTCATTTGATCGGGGTTTAAAGGGCGGTTGTTAGTCGCCCGATTTATTAATTATTAATTCCAGCTTCTTTTAATAATCTTGCTAAGAAATTTTTAGCTTTTTTTTCTGAGCTTGTAGCGAATCTGCATTGGTTCGCGCTATCAATAACCATATAAGTTTTTGATCCGTTAAATTCGATTTTTGCATATTTGTTTGAAGTTGCCATTTTATAAGGGGTTTGTTTTTGTTTCAACAAAGATAGTATTATTCTATCATATAAAGCAAATTTATTTTTAAAATAATTGCATTTTGTTCTGTAACCCCCGTAAATATTGAGAAAATTATTTTGCCGAAGCAAGCCCGAAACCTAAAAAAGCCCCGAATGCGATTTTAAAACCCGTAGTTTCGAACCATTTTTTGCGGTCCTTGATATATATATTAGTCATTCCCTGAAGCTGGATATTAGGATTATCAATGTGTAACCTAACAACCTGATCCGATTTCCTGAATAAACGATTAAATAAGCCGTTTCGCAGCGTGTCCCCAACTGAATAGGTAAATTGTGCGGGTGCAATCAAAGAATCGATTAGAAGCGTTCCCGCGGCGTTTATTTGCCCGTTAATTTTAAACCAACGTTCACCCTTTGAAAAGGAAACAGGAACCCGAAGATAATTAACCGAATCAATTTGCTCGGTTTCTGCTATCGGGATTTCCGTTTTAATAATATACCGCGTTTTAAATTGAATTATCTCTTTCGGCTTTTTGATCTTCATAACCCGAAGCGCGAAAATTTCTTGTTCGTTTTTTAATAACTGATCGTCTTTGATTTTTATGTTTTGAATTTGTGAATAAATCAAACTTGAATCCAGCAACCTAGAAACTTTAAAACTTTGAATTTCGGAATCCTGTTTTTTTAATTCTGAAATATATTCCCTATTTAAATCGCAGCTCCGAAATAAAATAATAATCAAACAAACAATTATAAAAACCAAACCGAAATTAATTCCTTTATACATTTACTTGGGTTATTAATAAAAGTTGCATCCAAAATTTACCGAAATCGTTTTTATTCCGAAGATTATTTTCCAAAACATTTTTTGCAAAACTTAAAGGCATTTCCTTTTCCAAAACATAATTCGAAATTACTTTTATTAAACGTTCGTCCGCTTCGGAATCTGTTTTCGGTAAAAAGTTTTCTGCAATCATTTTAAATTAAATTTGCCGCGTTGCTTTTTTAACTAAATTATGAATTGATTTATCGAGCTGCTCAACTGATAAATTAACCATTTCGAGCAATTTAATATTTTCTTCGTCCGTTTGTGTAAAATCTTTTTCGATTAACATTTTAACAAGCCCCGCAATGCTGGTTAATGGCTGGCGTAATTCGTGCGAAAGCATAAATCTAAAATCTTCTAAAAGTTGTTTTTGCTTTTCGTATTCGTGCGAAGTAATAGAAGTTACATCGGTAATAGGTAAACCTACAAAATGCAAAGAATTTAGAATAAAATAAATGTTCCAAAGGTTCCAGCGCATCGAACCGTTTTTTTGTTTCGTCTTTGCGTAAAATCTAATCGGTAACGGCGCGCGGTCCTTTGCTATTTTAACGGAATCGGAAAACTCGCTAAAATCTGAATTATCCGAAATGATTTCCGAAACATTTTTCGGTTTAATATGGCTTGTATATTCCTTAAACAAATCGTTACTTCCAATAATAACCCCGCTTTCGTCGGTTACTAAATAAAATAAATCGATTGAATTAGTTAGAATATACCTTGCGCTCATTTATTGAAAATAAAGCCGCAAATTAATTTAATTAAATCTTAATTGTTTATGATTTCAATGCAAAGTTAATTTTTGAAAACATCGTAAACCACGAATTAAAAGAGTTTACCAAATAAACTAAACTGCAAACAAGCATAAAAGTAAATTCAACACCCATACAAAGCCCGTTTAAATCGTTTTTAACGCTTATCGTTTCCTTTTGGGGGTGTAATACTATTAATTCATTTGCGCTTCGTGTATCGCCTTGTTTTAGATATTGCAAATCATTTAGTTTTAAAGTATCTGAATATCGAATAACGGCTTCAGGGATTACAAAATTATAATTAACCGCCGTTGTTTCTTTTTCAGTAAAAAAGATTTGCCCCGTTTCCGAAATAAAGTAGTTATTTTTTAAATCAAAGTTTTCGTTTAAATAATCGGTTTGCATTTCAATAGTTTTTCCGTACTTGCTTATAACTTCAATATGCTTGTATTTATGAATTTTGCATATTTCACCAATTAAGCAAACGGGATCCAGCGAATAAGTTATTAAAGTATCTAAATTATTATTAATCATTTTTCGCCTCCTTTTCTTTTGGCTTCCAAACCCATTTTAAAGTAATAACCGCCCCTATAATATACGCGAATGTTTCTTTGTCAATTTGCTTTAAAAAGAATAACCAAAAGCCCGTAATAATTGCCATCGAACCAACGCAATAGTTCCAATATTCAAAAACAATATTTAAAACATTTCGGATTTTTCGCGGTTCAATCATTGCGAACGATTTTAAATTGTGTATTTCCTGAAACCGAACGCCCCGATAAATCAAAATAACTTTTAAAAGTTTCTTTTTTATTTCTGCATTCGAAATAAGCAATTTCCGAAACCGTTGAATTCCCGTTTAAATCGATTTCCCGAATTGCTAAATAATTAATTCCATTATCGAAATTATTTGTTTGGATATTATAAACGCTTTCATTTGAATTGTTTTCGATTTGCGGCTGGATAATTTCCGCAACATTCCAGCTTATTAAATCCTTTGAAATTATAAGCTCGAAACGATCCGTATTTGTATTTGAACACGTTTTAAATTGAACGTTTAAGAATTCCGCACCCATTACCGCCGAAAGCCCGCAAAACTCAACCGCTAAAGGCGAAATTATTAACGCGTAAGGGCAAAAATTATCGATTAATTCGGACGAAATAGAATAACAAATTACAACCGTATCAATTCCCGCATCAATTAAATTCCCGTACCCGATAAAAATACAATCCGAATTATATTGCCGAATTTCATTTACTATTAACGGGCTTCCAAATGGGCTGCTAAAACTAAAACGCGCCTGTTGAGTTGCTAAAATCTTTTTAACCTTTACACAAATAGTTGTATCGGTAATATTTGCCGAAATACATTGCCCCGTATTATTTAATGAATTAAACGAAGGGAAACCCCAAAAGGATTTTATAACATTTGCCGAATCGCATTGCGCGTTTCCTGAATTTACAAAAGTTAAAAAGGCGAATAAAAAAAGAATTGTTTTCATAAACCTAAATACGATTCAATCGCATTCAGGTTTTCAATTTACTGCATAAAGTATAAATCGGATTCCGCTTTTCTTCGGCGTATTAATCCGGGTAACTTTTTGCCGCCCGCATTAACCCATTTTGCAAACTCTAAAGCAATACTTTTATCGTTTGGATTAATCTTTACTTTGCGAAATAAAGTTGAACCAGCAAGCGCGCCCGTCCCTAAATTAAAAGCAAAAGAAACAATCGCATCAAATTGATTTTGTTTTAAAATAACATTGTAAAATAAAGCCGAAACATTTTTTTCAAACTCAATTAAAGTAATTTTTAAAAGTTGTTCGGCTTCCTGAATATCTTTTAATTTATCGCCCATTTTAACGGCTTTAAAATCAGGATAGAACGTTGAACCATAACCAATAGTAGGAACGCCCGCGCTGCATTTATAGGCGGTTAATTTTAACCCCTCAAAACTTTTAATTAAATCAATTCCCGTTTGGCTCGTTTTCATATTATTTAATTTACGAATGTATAATAAACAGAACCCGAAGGCGCAATTAAAGGACCCCAATTTAATGTTCTGAATAAAGATATTGTAGTATTATTTATATCGTCTCCATTTGAACCAAATGATGTTATTGTAGCCCCTGAATTGGAATCAATATCCTGTGTTGTAGTATAAGCTATATTTTGGCTTCCCGTCCCATTTGTTAATGTAAACTTTGCTTTATATCCCGCCCTCATAGAAAATGAAGCTCCAATAACTGTTGTTGCATTTGGGGTAATTGTAAACGTTGGGGATGTTCCCCCTGTAATAACGGGTCTATTCGGTAATAATCCAATTAAACCAACAGGCGAAACACCTGTATTTTGCGATAAAGTCATTCCAATGGATGGAATTGTTCCGCTTAAATAATTTAATTGACCAACAGGATTAATTGTGCCGTTAAATATTGCAGAACCAGCCGCTTGTAATGTTATCCTATTTGCTAAAGTTCCAATTAATGTTAATACCCCATTTACAATATATTCAGCTAATGGATTTGCATTAATGTTTTGTAATGTAATTATAGAAGCAGCTAAAGTACAAGTTAAATTTTGAGTAGTGAATCCATAACTCCCTGAAAATGTTGTGCTTCCAGCTAATAATATTGAACTATTTACTATTAATGGATTAGTGTTTATAGTATATGTCCCTACTGCTGGACTCCAATTATTTAAAGAGAATCCTGATCCAATAATATTAAATGTAACACCTGATTGAGTTATAAAAGTTGATGTTCCAGGATTAAATGTTCCTTGTGTATATGTTAGAACTGCAGTTGCTGAACCATAGGATAAATTAGCTGATGTTATTGTAAATGTTCCGCTTGCTTTATCTATATTCATACTATTAGCTATTCTAGCAGATGTAGTAGTTGAATTCCAAGTTTGATTCCCTGTTCCTATAATTTTCAAAGTAGTACTTCCTATTAATATTTGCGCACCTGCCATACTTATATTGCCATTAATTCTTAGATTATTTCCATTTAAACCTGTATTAACGCTTGCAAATGCAAAATTATTAATGTTCATATCATCGGTTAAAGTAGTAGTATTGCCAGCTAATAATACATTTCCCCAATTAACTCCATTTGATATGATTGATGAAGTGTTAGCATTATTTGATAATACTAAATTTGTAGTACCATTTACAAGATTTCCTTGTGTGTATTTTAATTCAGGACCAGAGTAAGAATATCCATTTGCTCCTCGTGTAATAGTTCCTAAAGTATCAATATTGAGTTTAGTTCTTACTTCTGCACCAGCATTAATTGCATTCCAAATTCCTGTTCCTATAAGATTAACTTGTGTTGAGCCACCTAAATTTACCACGGTTGATAAATTTCCTAATATATTTAATGTATTTCCATTTATTGTTGTAGTATTAGATACAAAACCTCCACTATTACTTAAATTTTGCACCGTATTTATTAAACTAGCTAGTGTTATGGTAATTGACGGCCCTATACCTAATTGAAGTGTATTAGGCCAAGTAACACCATTTGATGTGTAAGTCGATGTTGCTGCAATAGTTAAACTACCTATTCCACCTATCCCCATATTTATTCCTAATGTTATATTACCATGAACAGTTAAACTATTAGTCATTGTAATAGTACCTGCATAAGTTGTAAAATCTAAAGACGTACAAACAGAAGCTAAGTTTACTGTAACATTAGATGAATTAGCATCAAATATTACAGGATCTAATGTTGTAGAGCTTGGGAATGTTCCTAAATTAATTGCTGAAGTTGAACTAACCGTTGACCAACTTGTAGCTAAGTTCCAGTTTGTTGTACCCGAAGTATCTCTTTTATAATAAAGCATTATCTAAATAGTTTTTAATTGCTAAAACAAGTTCTTCAAGTGTATTCACCTCAACATCAGTATCAAACTCAATAGCTTCATTAAACTCTTGATTATTAGAATCCCTAGTTACAATCCTAATGCTTGTACCACGATTTATTATCTCACAAAATTGTATCATAACTTATTACAAAAGATTGTTAATGTTGCATTTTTAACGGTAGTTGCTGAATTTACATAAAATCCGAATATATGCCCCGCCGAAAAAGAAGTTGTCCAGCTTGTAACTAATGTTGAAGTTGCAAATTGATTTGTTGTTAATGTTGGATAAACACCGCCCACAATACTATCGGCAACGGTTGGAATAACATTAATTAATGAATCTTTCCATACGTCAAATTGAACGCTACCAACGGCATTTGTTGTAATGCTCCAACCCGTAATAGTTCCAGCGTAAGGCATTGTAACAAAACCCGTTTGCCCGATTTGAATTACAGACGAAACGCCGTCAACCGTTACCCCAAAAGAACCTTTTTGAACGGGTAATTGTTTATTTTTCCAAAGCGAAGTTGAACTTTCATAAAATAAGCCGTCATTATCTGCAATCGAAGTTATTAAAACATTATGAAGCTCCTGTAATTCGTAGCCGTTTTGAATTTTAAAAACTATTCGCCCCTGTGTTGGATGCGAACGCGCACAATACCCGATAAAAACCGCGTGGTTTGGTTGAACGGGAACGGTTGAAGTAATACCGCCCGCAACCGTTGGAGAAAGCCACAAAGCATCCCCCGCCGTAAACGCAGAAGTATTTAAATCGTGCGCGCTTCCAGAAACCCCAACATAACCATCCGAATTATTATTAATATTTGCAGTAACCCACCCAATCGTTTTCGAACTTGTTGCTTCGGAATTTGCTTGCGCTAAAACCGCATTCGGGCGGTTACCCGTTGCACCTGATAAATAAACTATTTGTCCTTTTGTTAATGTTACGCCCGTCGAATTACGAACTATAATTTGCACGGTTTCCGCTTTGTCAACAACCCCGTCATTATCGGTATCGTAAACGGCTTTAAACATATCCCCGCCGCCCGGTGCCGAAGTATTAACCCATTTCGACAAAGCCGAATCATAAATTAAAACTTCTCCATTTGCAACCGAAGTTATTTCAACATCCGTTAAATCTTCTAAAGCCGTTGCACCGCCGCCCGCTCCGAAATCCCCTAAAATAACATTTAATTCATTCAGGAAATCCACGCCCGAAACAGGCAAAATAGAAGTAGCCCCGTTAATTAATTCGACTTCATTATAATTAATTTCAATGTTTCTTCGGTTTATGAAAGTAATTCGAACTATATCGCCCAAATTAAACAACCGCAAACCGTCCTTTAAAACATTGTAATTATTAGTCAAATCATTTCTTAAATCGACTATTTCAATTCGACCGCCCGCGTTTGTTATTGTAACGTCCATTTAAAAAAGTTTTCTTTTAAAAATACTCTTATTTCCACGAACAACGCCTAAATAAGCAGTTCCCGTATGGTTTATTTTGCCGCGAAAATTGCAGCTTGTTTCCCATTCGGGGTAAGTTTCCGAATTATCATTTAAGAAATCAATTAATCTTTTCGCGTATTCCTGAGCCGAACCGCGCGCCGCCTTAATGGTTCTTTGCAAAGTTGGTTCGGGTACTAAATCGCTAAAATCGGTTTTCTTTGAAACAACCCCGTAAGCGGTAACCGTTGTTTGATTTTGCGAAAGTAAACGCGCATAAGCCGAATAACAAAGAAACCCCGCGTAATGGTTTTTCAATTCGGGATAATAATAAGTTGCTGGAAATGTTGGGGGATCTACTTCGGTAAAAAGTTTTAAATATAAATCCTTTCCCAAAAGTTCGTATAAATCTAATTCCTGAGCTTCGATAATATACGGATCTAAACGCGCTTCGGGTACATTATCGGAAATTGCCCGAAACATTTGAATATCTGAAACCGAAATTAATTTAATTGTTTGCATTTTTTCTGAATGGATTTAAAATTTGTTCGATTTGCTCATTCGCTAAAATTGGAAACGAAGCCCCTATAATTGCCCTTGCGGTTTCAAAAGGGTAAACCCCGTTTGCAACGTTCGTTAATATATCAGTCAATAAATTGATTTGAACGCGATTTAATGCGTTTTGCGGCGTTTTAATATCCGTTTCAATGTTCTGTATAGAATTATTATTTTGAGCCGTTAAAACCGCTGTTTCTACATTTGCCCCCGTGTTCAATTGTAACGGCAAAATAGAAACGGGTTTTCCAATCAATCGCGAAAACTGTTCTTCGAAAACTATTCGATCGGGTTCCGTTTCTGAATTATAAATAATATACGCTTCGATTAATTCGGAACTTGTTGCTAAACTTCCCGGCTGCAATACGCCCGCCAAAATATTAGGAATCGCAAAACATTTAACAATCGCTTGTTCAACAGATTTTTCGTGATATTCAAAACGATTATCCACGCCCGAACCAGCGTTAAAAGGCGTGAACGTTGGGGCTTGTTGACCGGGTTCGACCTCAACATACATAATATTTCCCGCGCCGTCCGCACCTTGAAATTCGGTTAAAACTTGTTGTTTTTCAAAGCGTATTTTTTCGGATTCCGAAACCCCGAAATCAATATACATTCCCGAACTTGTAAACGAAGTTCGAATGTTTTTGTTTTTATATAATTTCGCTTGGTAATCGGTTTCAATATCTTCGGCTACGGGATCAGCTAAACCTACGGGGTAAGCATTAAAACCCGCCTGAGAATACCATAAAACTTGACCGGGATATTTTGCCGCTTTTTCTGCATAGTTCGCCCCTTCCATTTCGTTTATTTCTTCGATAACTTTCGACGGATCGAAGCGGTTTAAATAAACAATATCACCGCGATTAAACTTTGTTATTTGGCTGGAACCATCCCAATTATTATAATATGCAATTTGCCCGTTTAAAGCTAATCGCGTGTCTTGGAACGGCATATAATTACGCTCGATAATTTGCCCCAAACCGTTATATTTTACGTGAACGGCAAAACCATACAACGCAGCGTAATCGTTCGCGCAAAGGTTTAACAACTTATCCATTGTAACCCCGTTTCGATTTGTTATCGATTTATAAATTAAAGGATCGGAAAAACCGCGCCCAACTATAAATCTTCTAAAACGATTTACGCAACGTGTCGCAACGCCCGAACACGCTATTAAATCAACCATTCTTTGCGGATAAGAATTATCGGAATCCCAACCTAAAATTTTTTCCTGTTTTAACGAAGTAATAATTAATCGCTTATTGCTTCGCGGTATTGTAATTCGGCTTCCGTGTTCCATTTCGAAAAGAATGATTTAATTAATTTGTTTTTTTTGGTAATCGCCCGCCCTTTTTTTTTGTAATCTTTGAAAGTTTCGGAGCTTCAAATTTACTTGAATCAATGTGAGTTTCTTCGATTAATTCGGGCGTAATTTCTTCGGGCAAAGTTTCCGAAACTTTTTCCGCTTTTGCTGGCTTTTCAACTAATTGAAAAAACTTTGAAAATTGCGGGTTAAGTTTTAAAATCGCATCAATTTTTTCATCCGTTGCGTTTTCAGGTGTAATAGTATCGGGGCTTCCAAACATTCGAAAACGGCTTGTAAGCATTTTGTATTTCTTTAAAGTTCCCATTTGTTTTTTATTAATTTGTTTAAATTCAGAATTCAAATTTACTGAATTATCCCAACCCTCGCCCATTGTGCTTATTTTCTTTAATTCAAAGTAAGCATCAACCGCACATTGAAAACAACGCGCGCCTCGTGGTTCGCGCCCTGTAACGGCTTTATAAATTACAAAAACCCTTTGCATCGCATCCCCTTTTCGAGAATGTAGCAAAGGGCTTTTCAATTCGTCCAGCTCGCGTTTTAGCTGGTCTAAAATCATACTGTGAACAAATCTTCCAAGAACGCTTTTGTTACCGCGTAACTTGTATCGAATAAAGTAGCTGGTAAATATGGTTCTTTGATTTGTTCCGAAGAACTCAAAGTAATATTATAAGCCCCTTGCGTTTCCTGATCGTTTACAATACGCTCCATAACGGTAATTTCTAAACCGCTGCGAAGCCCGTAAATTTCAAAAGGAACTTCACCAGTTGAACCTTTATAATTATTTTCAACAATCGCAACAACCTTAGTATTTGTCATGTATTCTAACTGTTGTTTAATATCGCTTGCATTATCAAAAACTTTGAAAATACATTCGTGATTAAATGTGTTTGAATAACGCGCTTTTACAAGTGTGCTTTTCGGATCTATTGAATTATTTTTTCCCTCAAAACGATAAAGGAAAGCACCCGCCGCAAGCGTGAAACTTTCAATTAAATTTGGGTTTGCAATATCTTCTACAATTGTAGCTATATCGGCGAAATTCACCAAATAAAGCATATCTTTTACACCCGCCGAAATTGGCTTGGTGCAATCTAAAAAAACATCGGCATTAATACCGGGACAACTTACGCTTGGCATAGTTTTATTTTTTTTTATTAGTGAATAAAAAGCGGGGAAAAGTTAATTCCCCCGCAATTAAAATTTAGTAAGCTACTTGAATTAAATAATCTTGCAAAAGTTTTGCATCTACGCGATACTTACCTTTGAAATTATTTAGTTCGGTATCCTCTGAATAATAAACTTTGAAACTTTCCGCATCCGCTAAACGATCGCTTCCAACTGCTAAATTCATTTTAGTTGTAAGTAACGCGCGGTGCGGTAAATCGTAAGTTGTACCATTATCGAAATCCGCTTGAATTGTACGATCCCAAAAATCCATTCCGTAAATAGTTACGTTGCGATAACGCAAAGTTGAATAACCATTTTCAATACGAATAAATGAAGCATCCGCCCCTTGACTTTCTAAATAAGCCGCGTAGTTTTCCAAAAGCGTAGTAGTACAAATAATAATTTTATCGGTTGCACTTTTTAAACGTGAATCTGCTTTTGCCATTAACCCTTGAAAAGTTAAAAACGCTTTGTTTGCAGCTAAATTTAATTGAGCCGTTTTATTCGCGCCCGCGTTTTCTGAAATTGCAACTTTGCGAGAAGCATCGCCAGCAACAACCGCGAAAATTTGTTTCCACAAACCATCGATAATTGTATAATCAGTCAAAGAAACGCCGTTCTTAATTACGCCGCCGTCTACTACATTTTCCGCTAACTTATCGTTAAACCAAATAATTCGAAGTAAATCTTCCTGAGCCGCCGCCGTCATACGTTCAACAACAAACGAAGCGATTGTAGTTCCTGTTACGTCCGAACGATCCATTCCTAATTTCTGAGCGTAAACCCAAAATGAATTTAACAAATCTTCGGCGCAAAGTTGCAACCAAATTTTAAGGTTTTCAGGTTCCCAAAACTTTTCAGTCATTGGAATATTATTCGAGCTTACACCCGAACCGCAACCCGCATCCTTTTTAGTAATTTTTGACAAAGTACCTAAAAACGGAATTTGTTTTTTAGTAACGATTCCATCATAAACCGTCATTAAATCCGCAACCGCTGGATTTTCGAAAATACTTTCTATTACTGCTTCGCCTATGTCGCGTGCTTCCTGACCGTTGAAGGTCAAATCTGAAGGATCTAAAATCATTTTTTTATTTTTTTAAAAGTTAATTAAATTAGTTTTTTGCTCTTTGGTTTGGTTTGATTGCGCTTTTATCAAAAGACGAAACCGCTTTTGTTTTTGCTGCACCTTCAGCGCGTCCCGGTCCCGTTTGAACGGTTCTTTGAGATTTTGCGCTTGGCGTAAATTCGCCCGTAATGTTTGAAAGGTTTGCAATGATCGGTTGAACTTCGGCAAGTGCCGTTTCGAGTTCAGTTATGCGAGCTTGCATTTCTTCAATTGATTGCGCTGCAACAGGGTTAATTTCGGTAATTAAACCGCTAACCGTTACGATTACTAAACCGCTATCAAGTGTATGCGTTCCATCGGGTGCATATTCGCCCGTTTCAACCAAATAAACTTCGTCCCCTATTGCTGGTTCAGTTGCTTCGGTTTGAATAAAAATTGCGGTCCCGTCCTCTAAAAAGGCATCGAGATTTTTTACCGCTTCACCCGAAAGGGCTTTCAAAGCTCTTTTTGCAATTGCTTTGAAGTTTTGTAAATTAAAGTTTGGCTTGTTCATTTTTGTTTTAATTAAATTATTGTTTGAATTGTTTTCGTTATATAATGCAACCGCTTTCATTGTATCAATTACCTCAGTTGCAAAACCCATTTTAA